CGAATCCGCCAAATCTTTAAGGTATGCTGAAACGATTTCATCGAGCAAATCGGCGTGGACCGAAGCTTGCGACAAAGATGAACCGTCGTCGCTGGTCATGGTCTGGCCAACAATCGCTTTACTTAACTCGCTATTGACGCGCTCAATAAACGCGTCGTAAACCTTGAAAGCGTCGGTCCTGTTCGTTTCTAAAAACTCCATTTTGTCGGCGGTCCCAAACAAACCCCAGGCCGAACGGCCCATATTTTCCAACATACTTTCCGCCTTCGCCCTTTCTCCAGGGTCGTCTACGTCCATGTACATTATCCGGACAGGTTGCCCGAACAATTCCGAAAATTCAGCCCATGCGGATATTTGACCTTTTTTTAGGACAACATACGGCGCGCATTTCCTCAGCAGTCCCAAATCCATCGGGTCGCCTAACGGGATAAGGAACCGCGAATAAACAGGGTCGTCAAAACTAATAGCCGTTTTTTCGTGCAACGCAACGCCTTTTTGAACGCGCGATGAACTCGACAATTTAATCGCCCGACATTCCGGCACAACGTATTGACGCGGGATCAATTCGTTGTCGATTAACTTATTGCCAGAAACGCCGCCGACTTGAACGACAGAAAACCCGTGAAATTTCGCTTCTATGCCCCATTTCAGAATATCCCGAAACCATTTCGACCGCAGCGCGTCGGTCAATTTGTCGTCAACCGCCCCCCCTGGACCTTCGACGTAAAACCCCGAAGCCAGGACGCGCAAAGTAATTGTTTGCATAACAGACCATAAATGAAGGTCGTCTATTACGCTTTGGTAAACCTCAGCCAACAAAGTGCGGTCCGGCGAATATTCGCTTTCCGCCGCAGAAACAGCGTTTTTGACGTTCGTCAAACTTTGCGTCGAACGATACAATTGTGTCCGCCAAATCCGCTTCGCGGCTGATTTTTTGTTGACAATTGCCATTCGGTCGCCAACTCGCAAAACCTCCAAATTCGTGAACGGTATCTTCATTTTGTTAGTCCAAATTTGTGTCCTGGCGATCATACGAACCCCATGTCCCGACGCGATCCCGACCGCTTGTCGTTCCCTGGTCAATTTCTTTTTTGGTCCATCCCGGATTAACGTTTGAGCGCGGTTTGCCGACCGCCTCCATGAAGTCGCGCGCGTCGTCGGCGCGTTTTACCCTAAATTCCGGGATTTGGCGCGGCTTATTGCGCGATAACGCTTCATAAATGACAATATCCAAAACGAAGCGAACCAGCAGCGAAGATCGGTTCGCGCCGGACAGCGCGAATTCCGCGTCCATGTCGAACCGATTGTTTGTCAACGCTTTGACTTCCTCCAAAACATCGCGTTCAATTGTTTCTAAAATTGAATCGACGTTGCCCGTAATCGCGTCGCGCTCAATTTCAGTTATTCGCGTGTCAAAATCGCCAATGATTAAAAATGCAAATGCCATAATTAAAATCGCTTGTTTGAACGATGTGCAATTGTATGTCGCGCGGCGATCCCGGATCGCCTCCAGGAATCAAAGTTAGTCCTAAAATATCGCGCTAAAAAGTAGTCGTTCGCGTCGCTGGCGTGGCCGTGCAATTCATAGCTTTGCCCGGTTGCCTTGTCTTTAATGCGCTGTTTTAACTTATTGCCATCTTCGGCGGATTTGACATAAACGTAATCGTTTATCGTACTTTTACAGTTTTCGCATATGAAAAAAAACGGTTCCGCGTTCAAATTGCCAAAAACCTGGTCGTTTTGCCACGAGCCGGAAATATGTGGCGCCGGCGCCGACGCCGGGACGCGCAATTCGCAAACGTAGCCGGCGGCGCGCAATTTATTGACAATCAAAGCGAACAAGTTAGAACCCCAATCCAATTTGACGTCGCGTTTTAACGACGTCGAATCGCCGTAAACATAAACAGTCGCGCGGGTCCGTGACGGCGGATAACGGCGTTCAAATTCCTTCAACGTGCGATCCAGGACCGACGTTTTGTCCGCATCGGTCGAAAGCCTTCCGCGCGTATCAATGTGTATTTCGTCAATTTGTGCCGCGCGCGTACCGTATGCCTGAATAACATTGCAAGCCATAAACGGAACGACGTTTTCGTCAAACGTCAAATGAATAGGCGATTCGCAGTCGTATTCCTCAACCGGGATAACGTGGACGCGCTGGTCAAATGCGCGATAAAATTCGCCGCCCTTATTAAGAACCCCTGGCAAGCCCTCATAGTAAACGCGATAAAAAAACGGATCGGTCCGTTTGAAACGTTGCATTTCGACAAAAAACGATTCGTCGCGCAACATGGGACCGACAATCCAGGGATTATCTTCATACGTCGAATGGATAACGCGGGTTGTGGGATGGTCGAAGGGGTTGAACTCAATTTGATATGTCTTGCACAATGGGTGCAATTCGGAAATCGGATTGTAGCTGTAAAACTCAATCGGTTTCGTGACACCGCGTAAGCGGACCGTTAATTGGTTCAAGTCGCTTTCGTCAAATTCAGTCGTTTCTTCCGGCCATACCCAACCGATTTTCGGAACAGATTTGATTTTTTCGGGGTCGTCCATCCCTAAAAAGTAAATTTTACGTCCAGTCCCCAAACAAACCAATTCAAAGTCAGATTTATTAAACTTAAATTCATTTTGCAAACCAAACGACGGGATAATAGAATCCATAATAAGCGGAATAACTGAGGTTCTAAGGGTTCGCCCGACCTTGCGCAAGATGATTCCATCGTAGTCGCTTCGCCATTCCATCACCATGAATAGGGCGATTTGAGCAAGCGAATAAGACTTTGTAGAACCGCCAGAGCCGACGTTCACAATACGCCGGACGCCTGGTTCAAAAATCGCCGCGCGCGTATCGTAAAACACGCGTGTAAAGTTTTCAGGACCAATTTTAACCTTCAGTTTCATAAAAAAAAAGCGCCCCGATTAACGGCGCGCCCTGAAAAACGACGGCGCAACTGATCTGTTCGGAAAGTTGCGCGGTAGCGTTCACTTCATTTGTCGAAAAAAGACATACAAAAACCCGGCGGCAAGCGCGGCGCCGACAGCGACGCCGACATAAACCGCCGCGTCGGTCCCGCCGACAAGGTCGCCGACCAGCCCGCCAGCCGCCAAAAACGCAAACGCGCCGGCGACCGGGAGCATGGCCCCCCAGGTTTGATATTTGAAGTCGCCCGAACTCATGCGCGTTTCATCCAATTGTACGCGAAATGAAAGGTGGCAATATTTAACGGGATAACAAGCGCCGCCGCCCAAATGTCAATCGGCGGACCGAAAACCCAAAACGCCAGGGTCACGGCCAGCGGCAACCGTCGGCTAAACAACTGGCACAAATGCCAGGCATCCGTAAACGCGACAAAAATAGTCGTCGATCCCCAAAACGCGGGACCGGCGCGATAATCGCCGTTTTTATACTTGCGGGTCCAGGAACCCTTAGTTGCCATTGGTGCGCCAAAAAACGCATCGGTCCGAACATTCCGGAAAATCGACGTCGAAAAATGGAACGTCAAAACGTCCTGAATTGCCTCAGCAAACCCGGCGATAAGCCACAAAACCAACAAAATGTATTCCAATTTATGCGTTTTTTAGTGTTAAAAAGTTGCAACCGCTATTCCGAGCGAACGCAAAACGAATTTTCCGTCGTGGCTACCCACCTCCACTCGCGCCGTATGTGTCGGCAAACCTTGCGTGTCAATAACCCCAAGGTCAGGCCCGACGCGGTCAGATGGGTTGTCGCCGTAAATTTGGAGCGCCGACCCGGCGTCGCCCAAATCAAAAACCTGGTCAACGCCGGACAGGTTCACTCCAATAAACAATTTAGCGTTTTTGTCATTTACCAAAATGGAATAGCAAACGTCGCCGACCTTGACCAGTTCCGTAAACCCTGGCGAATCCGCCAGCTTTACCAAATTGTCGGAGGCGAAATATGTGTTTCCCGGCGCGATCCATCCAAAGATCGCGTTTAAGACAATGCCGGTTCCGTCAATTTCGTAGCCGGATCCGTTCGGCGTCCAAATGCCGGGACCGTATTTGTCGCTGAATAGGTTTTGGAAATTTGCCAGTGCAATACTTCCGGGACGGGCCGATTCGTATCGAATCAAATACGATATGTATTTTGCCGAAAACGCAATTTCAGCGATTGTCCCCTTCCACCCTTCGCCGCGACCGCGAACCGCCCATTCGGTCACGGCCAGCGCAACGCCGGACGGCAGTTCGACCAATACGCGATCCATACGGCGCGCAAAATCGTCGAAGGTGTACTCTTGGACGGCCCGGAAGAGCGCAGCGACGTCTAAGGTCGTGCGCGCCGATTGTAAGCGCCCGCCTTTCCAATGGTCGATAAAATAGTCGTGGATCGCAACCGCGTCGCCGGGTTTCAAAAACGGCGTAATCGCCTCGACATACGCCTGGAATGAATCGCCGCGTTCGGTATGCAGCGGATATGGATATACAAAAATCGGAATCGGTTTCCCCGTTTCAATACAAAAACGTTCAATTCGTTTTCTCAAATCTTCGGCGCGCTCGACCAGGACGTCAAAGCCAACGCGGGAGCGCACCAACGGCGAATACCATTCGTTGCCAAATTCGACCGAGAAAACGGTTTTCGCAATCGGCGCGTTTGTCAGGTTTTTAAAGTCGCGGAAAGCGCCGGCGACCGCGTCGTCGGCAAAAACGATATTCGCAACAAAAGCAATATGTTGCGGACCTTTGGTCGCGGCAACTTCGGCGTACGAGTACGCGACCGCTTCACCGGATTCCATCTTTTCCTGAGCGCGCAACAACGATTCGACCGGATCGCCGGCTAAGACATAATCCATATCAATATTCCATCCGACGCGCCCGGCGGTTGGACGCGCATAATTCGCCGTCGTCCCGCCAGGCAGCCGGAAATTATGCGCGACGGGTTTTTTGTGGTCTAAAAAAATGCGCCCGTTGACCAGCGCCGCCGCCAGCCCTATCTGAATCCCGGCCAACGCCGGCGGGATCGCGTTTGCCGATACATTTTGTTGCGTCGCAACAAAGGAAACGTCGCTTCGTTGACTGGTCGATTTACGTTTTGGATAAAACATTTGGTTTTTTTGGTTTTATTGAAACAATAGAAACAAAGCGGTTGAAAATACGACGGCGCTGGCAATACATGCAAGGAATCATAAGAAACAACCGATTTTAGTTTTCATTCGGCGCGTCGTTTTGTTGCTTTGCCGGGTTGGGAATGTCGATTTCGTAGCCCTCAACGTGGCGAACGGTCGTATTCTGCTCGGAATCGAAACCGTGATTTTTTAGCCAAAAAATAGGACCAACAACGTTTACGCTGGCGCCTGGCGCGGGTTGTTTACTGAGTAACGATTCATGGGGCAACCCGACGCGCTGGATAGCCCTTTTAACGACGCGTGAAAATCCATCGTTTCGCCTTTCGTAATCGCGCAAACTGGACCGATTATTAAAGCCCAAATATAAGGCAAGCCCGCCGATCAAATACGGTTCGTCGTTTTCGTTGCACTCACTAAAGTACGCGTCACATTCCGCCTGGAGTTCCTTAGCGTTGCGATATTTCGGCGGCGCGCCGGGTTTCCCGGTTTCAAACTTGCGGTTAATGTTCTTTGAATAATTGATCTTTGACACTTTGTATTTCGTTTTTGCCCAAGTTGCGCCGGTGTATCCCGTCGCTGTTTTCGGTTATCAAAAGTTCAAATCCGTTCGCAAGATCGACGCGATCCGTGACAAATGCGCGGATATGCTCTAAAATTAGCGCTTGGTGCGCAATATCGGGCGAAATCGCAACAATTGGAGTTATAACATCGGCATCCGTGTTATTTATTAACCAAAGCCACAATTTCGCCCGGTAGCTGATTTGATCGGGAGTTAACCGGATCATTCGGACGGGTTGGTTTCGCCTTCAATAACGTACGCGTTCCAGGCCGCAACAATCCGGTCGATCAAATCGCCTTTGTTTCCGTATGAATCCAAGGCAAGCCGGGACGCCAACAATGTCAGTTCCGCTTTTTGAAGTTTTGCAATGTCGGACGCGCTGGTAACGCCGGACCAGGGATCGGAACCCAAGTCGGTCGAATCGGTCAATCCGCCGATTTCAAATCCTTTGGGAATTTCACCGGGATTGTTCAGGTTTCGACCAGTCAGATCGGCGCGCATAAGGTCGCGCCAAATCATTCCACCGAACGACGCTTCAAGTGCTTTCTGAAACGACGACAAGTCCCGGAAGGTCAGGACGTCAAACCCTTGCTTAGTCAACGCCTTGCGAACGCTCAGTTGCTCGTCCGACGGATTCCCGCCAGGGATTTTACATTCCAGGAATGTCGTTTTGCCGCGAAAATGAAATGCCATATCCGGCCAGCCGGGAGTCAGCCCCATTGCCTTGAGCGTTGAAGCATACACTTTCGACCGCTTGCTTTCGTTTGGGATGCTCTGGAGCAACTGGCGAAGGTCCGGGAAGTTGTTCACGAACCATTGGTAGCACTTTGCTTGTATCGCGCCCTCGGTCGTGTTTGGGAATGAAAGATCAATCATTGTTAAAGTTTTGTGAATGTAAAATTGCAGGTTTTTGCTTGTCGTGGCAAATCGCAAAAACCGCCGTTATTATTAAACTTCATGTTTCTGAGCAATTAGGCGTTTTTGTGCAAGTTCAAAAAGTAACATGGTATTAACGTCAGTAAAACCCAAAATTTCAAAAAACCGTTTACTACGAGAAATCCCCGGTGTAAAACCCCATTTTCAAAGTATCATTAGTTATACTCTAAAAAAAAGGTTTTACTCAATGTTTTTAGTTATACTTTGGGGATTTCGTGTAATGGGCAGTTTGCAAAAGTTGTGCTCAAGTAACAATTCCGAAAATTGCCAACCAGCTACCCGGCGCCGCAAGCAACAAACGTTTTCGTTTTCATTTTTAGGTTTCAAGTTAAAAAGGGATATCGTCGTTTTGCGCCACATCCGGGAACCGGTCAGGAATTTGTGGCAAATGCGGGAATGTCGGCGCGATTGTTTCGTCGTTTCCTGGTTTCAATTCCAGGACGTCGAATTGCATGTCTTGGTTATGTGGCCACTTCATCCGCCGCAACGCCTCGCGATACGCGCGTTCGTGCGACCTTATGCCGGTTCGCTGTTCTATGTACGATTGGAGTTCGGCGCTCGACATTTGCCGCGCCAGCATGTCGCCAGGGTTGGCAAGCGCGAAATATTTGGCGATAAATTGTTCGGCGTTATCAACGACAACAAACGATCTGTTCCAATTATCCAATTCCTCTAATTCGTGCCGCGTCAAAGTATAATTAGCCTGGTCGCCGCGCGATAGCGCAATCGCTTGCGCCCAAACGTTTTCTCGACGTATTGCGACGCTATAATGGCGGTCGATGTCCTCCAGGACTGCGCACAAAAAACGCGTGTTTGAAACGTCTGTTAAAAACATCGGGTCGTTTGTACAGACGGCAAATGAAGCGCGCCGAATGAATAGTTCCGGCGCCCGCCCAAACGCCGCGCGTCCCGTGAACGACGGCTGCGATATTATCTTCTTCAACCTATGAACCTCTTTGGGCGCCGTAAATTCTTCAAGGTTAACGATTAAAGCCGATGCCAAAGCCCTACCGATGTCGCCATCGCGGCCACCTAATTCCAAGCCTTCCGCGTAAATGTGCGGAGGGACCAGATACGAGGCAAAAAAATAGGATTTGCCGATACTTTGCCGACCGCTTGTCAGCACAAGCGCGAATCGATTCGTGTATTGCTCTTCTAATGCACATTTGGCCGTCGCGGCAAGCCATAACTTTAGATAACGTTCAAATTTGTGCGGGTCGCTAGATTTGAAATGTCCCGCCAGCGCGGCGATATGGTCGGCGCCGTCGTGTTCCGGCATGTCGTGCAACCAAGCGCGGATCGGGTCGAATCGGTCGCCTTCATGGATTCGCGCATGACCTTCGGTCACGGCGTCGCGGCCAAAGCGAACGCCTAAGTTTTCTTCAACGATAGATCGAATCGCCTCTTTGCTAATTGCGCGATGTTGGTCAGTCGGAACGTGGACGGGTTGCCCGATCCCTTCGGCGAACTTGACGCCGGCAAGGTTGGCCATATTTACGAATTGCAACGCTTGCACCTTCCTACGCGCCTGGCGTATGGGTTCGCCGTATTTTTCGCGCTCTTCTGAAGCCGCTTTGACGCAGAATTCGAGCGACATTGCAGCGGTTGCGGCGTATTGGGCGACCCAATGATCAGACATTTTGTTGGCGTAAATCGCCGCGCGGCATTGTACGCGGAACGATTGTTCGTCGAACGGATCAAGTGCGGCGCCTTCAACGGGCTTTTTCCATTCAACGCGCGAAGCGCCCGGCAAATCGGCCATACTCAAAGGACGCGCGGTCCCCCGGTCGTACTGATCCAGGAATTTACGCGCGTCGGTGGGTCGGTCGAAATTCGGTCGCCCTTCCATTTCGGAGAGAAAATGTTCAACTAGGAACTGACGTCCGGCGGCGCCTATAATGTGATCAAAGCCGCCGCAAAACCAGGCGACGCGGATAACGCTTTGATGCGCGTATCCGGAAACGTCGTATCCCGCTTTGGATAAATTGTCGCGCGTGAAATACGAACGTGCGATTTCGGCGGATAAATAGCCTCTGAGTAGGTCAATTAAAAGGTCTGGTCGTTCGGCGTTGTCGTATTTGCCGGCGGCGACCATAACCTCATTCGCCTGTAGCTTAACCGGGAACGGCAACGCGTTTTCGCCGTAGCCGTAAATTTCAGGATCGGTCGAAACGTAACGCGCGCGCGCAATGTTTTTTCCCGAAGCGTCGGCGACCAGGTTGTAACGGTCGCGCAAATATTCCGTTATGGCTTGCCACGCCTGGATATTGTACTTCCCAAGCGACCGCGCGGCGTCTTGACCGTACTGTTCCGGCGGATCGACGACGAACAGCGCGCAAACCCCATTCCCGGAAACCGAAACAAAGCAAGCATGTAAATACGGATCGGCGCCGATCAATTGTTTGGTCGCAGTCGGGTCGCTCCCATCGATGTCAATCGCAATTAGCCCTGTATGTTGAATTGCGTCGCCGTCCTCCCGCAAAGCGCCCCGAAGGATCGCTGAGGGATAAAAAAACGGGACGTTTGCGATTTTGTATTTCTGGCGCAGTTTTTTCTCAGGAATAGCGCGCGTCGCCTGGACCGTTTGGTCCCAGGTTCCGCACATGATGCCGTTTAGGATTTGAGAAATGTGAAATTTGCCGATTAACGGCGGACGCGGCGAATCAATCGGCGACGCGAAAAGCGAAATCGCTTCGGAACTTTGGTTTGTCATGTAATGGCGGGAGTAAAACGGAAAAACGGTAGTGAAACTTGGCGGGTTGCTAATTTAGCAATACGCAAGTAATGCGCGGCGAAAAATTATGCAGCCGGCGGTCCGAACGCGGGATCGCCCGTCGCCGGGACCAGGGCAAACCGGCGGACCAGGTCCAGGATAGCCGGGTTTTTGGCGTACATGGCAGCGTATCGCGCGCGCGCCGTCGCCGGTATTTGTCGCCGCGCGTTGCGTTCGGACACATCGGCAAGTTTTGCGGCGCGCAACGCGGCGTATCGCTCGGTAGTCATAGGGAAAAACGATTGATTGACGTCTGCAATTGCAGCGCCAAGGGACAAGCCGTTTTCGTGCAACGCGCCGCAATCGCAACGCACCCCGCCGCCCTTCAGCGCGGCGCGATGGGCGTTAACGACGACGCCGCAAAACGGGCAAAGGAACCGGACCAGCCAATTCAGCGCGCTATTGCCGTTTGGTAGCAACGAATAGTGTTTTTGATTATTCATTTCTTTGGTTTTTTTTCCCATGCTTCATAAAATAGTCGTCAATTTCTTCCTTCTCATTTTCAGTTAATGTAGATGGGTATTGGGATTTGATTTTATTCCATTCAGATAGTGTCAATCCCATGCCCTCTATCAACGAAGTGAGAAAAGTTCCATGTTTCCCATTTGACCAACCTAACAGTTGGGCTTCGGCTAAGTCTAGTCTTGTTGCCATATTATAATTTCTTTGGTTTTTTCGGGCGACCAATTGGTTTTGTTTTGATCGGCGAATCGCCCAAACTGGTCATTACGACGGGTTTGGACGCGCGGATAAATGCGGGTTTCCTGGTCATTGTCCAAAAATTAGGGCGACCAATCGAAAGGCGCTGTATAGGGAAATCCCCAAAATAAACCCGGCGAAAAAAACGGTCG